ATTACTTATGGGTAATGAAGGTTCACAGTTCTTAAAGAACAAGTTTGGTGTTGCTGAGATTAAAGCAGCAGAAACTGAAACAGGATATCAGTCACAGCTTGGTGCTGACTACTTGCAGTCACAAGGTATTGACCGTAATCAAGCTCGTCAAGGATTTGCACAGGTTGTTAATCAAACTTCTGGTTTAGAATCTGCAGCAAACTTGTTTGGTGATACTCGTACTGCACAAGAACGTCAGACGGAACTTGAAAAAGAAACCATGTTAGGTCAGCAAAGTAAAAAGAATAAAGAACTTGCTTCTCGCGCTCGTGGTAATTTTGGTGGTGCTGCAGGTGTGCAGTCACAATCGTTGCAACGTAAAGACGTAGGCAACATTTAATAGACCCCATTGGGACCAACCAGCCCTCAATGTGTATAAGACTGGTAGTAGAAGCCGATATTGTTTCCCCGAACAATGTTAGTGGTCTGCGATTAAACTACAAATGAAATGGGAGATAGTTACTAATGAGTAACAATAATGAATGGGACGATGACGACGACATCTTTGGAGATGACGACAGTAACGAAAGTTACGATTCAGATAAAGGTATTGGAAACCTTCGTAAAGCTGATCGTGCTAAATCTAAACGAATCAAAGAACTAGAATCCGAACTGGAAAACTTACGTAAGTTCCAACGCGATTCGGTTGTCAGTTCCGTTCTATCAGAGAAGGGTGTCAATCCAAAGATTGCATCTTTCATTCCAGCAGATATTGCTTCAGATCCTGAAGCTATTGATGCTTGGTTAAATGAAAATGGCGAGATCTTTGGCTATGTACGTGATGAACCTAGACGTGAAAGCAATATAGATCCAGATGATCTTCAGGCTTTCCGCAGGATTGAACGAGCATCCAACTCTGCTGTTTCACCTGACGATGTTAATGACATGGCTTCACGTCTTAACAACGCTCAGTCCGCTGAAGAGATTATTTCTCTTATCAACGGAATGTAATTATTCAAACCAATCCCTAAGGAAAAGCTACTATGGCTACATATACAGGCACTAATGCCTATACAGGCACAGGGTCGGGAACTCTTGGCGGTACTACAGGAAGTGCTGGTCTCATCCAGCAAGCCTATGACCGACTACTAGAGTTTGCTCTCCGTGCACAACCACTTATCCGCGATGTAGCAGATAAGAAGCCAGTTCAGCAGTCAATCCCAGGTTCAACTGTTTCATTGCAGATTTACAAGGATCTCGATAAGGTCACTGATACTCTTAATGAAACTCCTGACCTAGATGCTGTTGCTCTTGGAACACCAGATATCATCAACATTACGTTGGCTGAATATGGTAACGCTGCTATCACGACTCGTCGTTTGCAGTTGTTCTCTCTTGCAGATGTTGATCCTGCTGTTGCAAACATTATTGCTTGGAACATGGCAGACTCAATTGACGATGTTGCACAGACAGAACTTCTAAATGGTACTAATGTTATCCGTCAGGGTTCACGTGCTACCACTTCTGCTATTACTGCTACAGATGTATTTGATGCTTCTGCTGCTCGTAAAGCTGTTGCAAAGCTTCGTGCTAACAAAGCTATCTACCGTAAGGGTAGTATGTACTGGGCTGGTATCCACCCAGAAATCTCACACGATCTCCGCAAGGAGACTGGTGCTGGTGCTTGGCGTACTCCTCATGAGTATCAGACAAATGATCAGATCTGGTCAGGCGAAATTGGTTCATTCGAAGGTGCTTACTATGTTGAGTCTCCTCGTTTGTACAACGCTGTTGATGGTGCTGATGGCTCTACTGGTACTCGTACTGGAACTGCTGCTACCACATCAACTAGCCTAGTTGTTACTGCAACTGTTGCTGGTACATACAAGGTTGGTGACAAGGTTTCAGGAACTGGTATTGCTACTGGTACTAAGATTGCTGCAATCTCTTCTGATGGTCTAACTATCACTTTGAGTCTTGCAACAACTGCTGCTATTACTGCTGGTACTATCACCTTTACACCTGTTGCTAAGGTATACCGCACGTTCTTTGCTGGTCAGCAGGCTCTTGCTCAGGCTGTGGCAGAAGAACCACACGTAGTTATCGGTCCTATCACCGATAAGCTACAGCGCTTCCGTCCAATTGGATGGTACGGTGTGCTTGGTTTCAAGCTTTACCGTCAGGCTGCACTATACCGTGTAGAAAGTTCATCAAGTATTGTTCTTTAATACGGTTAGTCTTATCCCTCACCCACAAGGTGGGGGGTAGGGCTAGTTGTATTAATTGATGATTGGATTATTATGTATCTATTTACTACTCCTTATGTAGATGAAAACCTTGATACTCGTGATCGTTTGTTTATGCGTACTAAGTTAACTCGTGCTATCAGTGTTCTTAAAATTGAGGGAGAGTATTACGAGATGCGTTATCCATCACAAGACGAGATTGCTGAAGCACAGGTTGTTTATTATGGTGGTCATAACTACTATGTTGATGATACAGAAGCTGCAGATCTTGTTGCTGCAGGTTATGAAGTGGTTGCTTTGTAATGGATTTATTAACGACTTCACAAATTTTAGGTAGCATTTCAATGGCGATTGGTATCTTAACTGTTTTAGGTAAAATATTAATTGTTAAACCATTGAAGGATTACATTGAAGAACAAACACACTCTATCCAGCCTTATGCAAATGGTGGTAAATCTTTACCAGATATTGCTAAGAATGTAATTGAAATTAAAACAACTTTAGATAGTTTGTCACATCAAGTTGATCGCGTTGAAAATAGACTTGATACTCATATTGAACAACATGTTAAGGGAGATGCATAGTGTCTGCAGGTATTTATAATATTAAAGCTGACCAAGGTTCTACTTTTGTATTTACTTTTACAATAACTACTAATGGTACTGCTTGGGATCTTACTGGTTACTCTGCACGTATGCAGGTTCGTCCTAGTGCACAAGCTACATCAACTGTTCTTAATCTTGTTAGTCCAACTAATATTACTTTAACATCTCTTGGTGTTGTAACTGTTACTGTTGTTGCTTCTGCTATGGCAGCTATTGCTGCTGGTAGTTTTGTTTACGACATTGAGGTTCAAAGTGGTAGCGGTATTGTTACTCGTTTGCTTCAAGGCAAGTTTACTGTTACTCCAGAAGTGACACGATAATGTCTACGGAAATTTCTATTCAAGAACCTGACATTGTTGAAATTTCTATTAGTCAAAATTATGTCACTGTTTCTCCAAATGAAACTGCTATAGATGTTGCTGTCAATTCTGTTGATCCTACAGTTGTAACTATTTCAAATGATCAAGGTCCACAAGGTATTCAAGGAATACAAGGTGCTAGTGTTACTGGACCTCAAGGTCCTTCTGGTGTTGTTGATGTAACTAGTCCTATTACAAATAGTGGCAGCGCTGGTTCTGCAATTATTGGTATCAATCAATCTAGTATTACTATTGCAGAATCACAAGTAACAAACTTGGTTACTGATCTTGCTAATAAAGTATCTTTATCTAACTGGTATCTTAACCTTGCCCAGACTCCTGAGTTAATTATTATTGGAACAATTACACGAAACTCAAATGGTGTTGTAACTTCTGCTGATGTAATTTTTCCTGATGGTGTTACTGGTACTTATACTTCTACTGCTTATGATTCAACAAGTGGTGCAGTGAATGCTTACACTGTTACTAAGGGTTCAACAACCTACACACAACCTACAATGACTCGTAACTCTCTTGGTGCAGTTACGAACCGACCTGCGATAGTGGTGACTTAATGGGTATTTTAGATGTTCCTAGTTATTCGATAAGCCAATCAGATTCTTTGTTTGCTAAAAAAAGCCGTATTCGTGCTGCTGCTTTGCAGGGTGCATTGGGTGTAACTTATGGAAAATCCTTTCCAGATATTGCTACGGCAACTAGTGACATTCCAACAATTACTGTTGGTATAACAAGTGGTGTTACCAGTCCAAAAGCAATTTCATTAAATGATACAAATTTAAGATTTGTCTCTGCTGCTTCAACACTCAGGGCAAGTACCAACACACCTCAGGGTCTGCGTTGGAAAACTCCATTGCAAACTACTATTGATTTTCTTTTAATTGGAACCACTGTTGAATTAGTTGCCTGGCCGAATGGTACATCTAATGCAGGAACACAGTGGATTTGGGTAAATGGAAAACCAATTACTGCAACACCAACAACTTATAATTCTGTAACTGGAGTTGTTGCAAGTAGTAGATTTTATACAACTCTTGTATTTCCTGATTCAACTCCGAAGCAAATTAGTATTCAATTTTTTGATGTTGAAGGTGTGCAGTCAATACAATGCCCAGTAACTTCATCAATTACAACTGCACCGCAAAAACTTAAAGGTTTATATCTTGGTGATTCTTTTTTTGGTGGGATCACAGGTGTAGGTCAGTTGAGTTATGTTTCTGCCCAAATGGGTCGTTTGCTTGATACTGAATGTGCTAACTATGGTCAAGGTGGTTCAGGTTATGTTGTAGGTGGAACAGCATCAGATCCATTTGGTTCATCAGCTCGCATTGCTTATGCAACTACTTATCAGCCTGATTATATTGTTATTAATGGATCGGTAAATGATAACGGTCAAACTTACACTGCCATATATAATGCTGCGGTTGCACTTATTTCTGCACTTGATACTG